ACCAGCTAGAAAACCAGCGAGTGTCCATCCAGAAGGAGCAGCACCTGTAGTATCAGAAGAAAAGTCTGTCCAAAACTGTGACATTGTGCACGCCCCAGTTTACAGCAGACTAAGTGCTACGAACTGCACAGTAGACCCGGAACCAGACACATCAGTAATTTTAAGAGCGATGTCTTGCGCTGCAGGAGGAGAAGTCTTGTACACCTTCTCACCAGTAGCAGAAGCTGCAACAACAGGCTCAGCGCCTTCTACAGGGCAGAAGACACCAGATGCGTTGTTGCGGGCTACCCACTCAAGCTTGACAGACCCGGCAGTAACCTTGAGGTGGACAGTGCCTACCCCAATAACATTGGAGGCTTGGGTGTAAGAAAAGATGTCGTTTATGTCGACAGTGCTAGATGCACCAGATGCCAGCGTAAGGTTGCTAGCGATTACTTGGTTGAACATTAATGTTCTCCTTTAAGTGGGTAGCCCAGTTCTATATGTTACTCAGCGTCGTGCTTTTCAGCTGCAGCAAGAGCTTCTTGGAAGTTCTTTTCAGATTCATCAATAGACTTAGCTTCTTCTTCCACGTATCCAATGAACGTGTAGGGGTGGAGCTGCGTCTCCTCGACAGAACCGTCAGGATTGTACACGCGAATCTTCGCGTCCTTGATGCAGGACTCAAGAACAGATTCACGAACAACAACTTCCTTATCGTACGGAGCTTGGAAAGCAACACCGTTGAGACTACCCGAAATGTAGTTGCCAGAGCCGTGCTCATGGCTGGGCTTTTGGAAAATTACACGCACTTTGCGGTCCGGCTTAGCTTCCGGGTTCTGTTCTTCCCAAGCCCTGAGAAGAGCAATAGCGTGCTTCCTGATGATTCGGTTCTGCGGTCCCTTTGGTACTTCAATCTTACGCGTGAACAACGCGTCTTCAAGTTCTCCATCGGTAATCTTCAAGTAATTAAATCTAGTAGACATGTATGTATTTCCTTTTAAAAAGGGGAGGAGCTATTGCTAACTCCTCCCAGAGGTGATGTCACTCTATATTACAGAGCGGTGACGGCGCACTCGATGCGGGCCATCCAGAGCTGGTTAAGGATAACGCAGGTCTGCATGGTCTTCCAACCGACGTAGCCGCGCTGACCGAGGGGGTCAGATTCGCAGGCCTTGGGGTTGACGACCGAGGTGGTGATGGCGTTGGCGCCCTTCAGAGGCACGATGCCGTAAGCGTCCTTACCAAAGATAAGGATGGGGTATACGTCAGCGCTGGTACCAGTGGTGGAGAGCATGGAGCCCTTAGCACCGCCGGCGTCCTTCCAAGAATCCATCAGCGTAGAGGTGATGAAACGGATGCCTTCGAACGAACCGATTTCATTTTCCCAAGGGGAAATGGTACCGTAGTTCTTGGCGTCGACCCAGCCGACCGAACCGAGCTTGTCGCGCAGGTCGAACTCAAGGTCGGGGTGGCACACAGCCACGTACGAGGGGGACACGTTTTCCGTGTTGAACGCGGGGTTCGAACGCACGATGGAGGTGATGGGACGGGCCTTCTGGTTCTTCAGAGCGCGAAGCGCCTTGCGGAGAACCGTAGCGGAGATGGTGGTGTTGACCGCGTTGCGGGCAGAGCCGTTGCTGTAGATAACGTTCGTGCCAGCGAGCAGCACGCCGAGGCGCATACGCTCGACCATTTCAGCAGCCTGTTCACCAAGCACTTCAGAAGCGTACTTGAGGACAGGGCTGTCGACCGTGTCGATGGTGACGTCGGTGAACGCCATGACGTCGCCCATCTGCTTGAGCAGGCAGGATACGTCGGTGTGCGACATAGCCTTGGCAGCAGGGGTAACACCTTCCGTCAGGAAGTTGGGGGTAGCATCAAGAGCTTCCCAACGACGGAACGAGCACACCTTGGAGCTGTTGGAAGGCAGCACGTAGGTCTGACCGAACTTCTCCGTCACGAGGTAGGGCAGCGCGCGAGCCAGCATCATCGCCGAAGCGTGAACCGGAATGCGGTTGACCATGACACCGTCGGTGCGGTACACCGGGGTGTTGATAGCTGCAAACGCCGGGTTAGTGGCGGCAGCACCCAGCGAAAGACTCGGGGAGACGCCGGGGATAGTAGCAAGGTTAGAAAGAGCCATGATTAAGATAATCCTTAAAAGCTAAGCATTTTTACCGCTTCGTTGAACTCCTCCTCAAGAGACTTCACAGTCTGCACAGGGGCAGTGTTGTCTACGTTGGGAGTTGTTCTGTTTGACGGAACAGCCATGGAAGCCTTCACTTGCTGCACAATGTCTTGTGCTGCAGGTTGTTGCGTCTGCTGGGTGTTCTGTACGGGAGCGGTTCTGTTTTGATTAAAACCTCTGCTAGCCTTGTACTCATTAAGGAGTTCGATGACCTGTGGGGCATTGCCGAATTCCATGTAGTACTCTACGCCAGCACGGGAGTGGAGAGGAAGTTCATCCTTCCACTTCAGGAGGTCGCCACTGTCGATAATTGCATCAAGGTCCGGGTGAGCGGTCTTGATAGCTGTGAGGTGCGAGACCCTAGCGTCTTGGTTAGTCCTATCAACGATAGGCTGAACCTTCGACTCAACGGTCTTCTCGACCTTCGAAAGAGCCTTAGAGAGCTTTCGCTCAATGAGGTCTTGCATTGCAGCCATTTCAGGGAACGTCTCAAAGAGTTCCTTCACGTTGTCGGGAAGGTCATCCTTGTCGTCTTCCTGCGCGTCAGCCTGCTGTTGCGGAGCCTGCTGCGCTGGCTGTGTTGCGAGAGAAGCCTTCAGCTCGTTGTACTGAGAAGCAAGTGCATTAAGCCTCCCTTCCAGAGAGTCACGCTTGTGCTTTGCTTCTTCATAGAGCCGTTGGTAATCGAGAACCCCACCAGAATTATTGGCAGTGTCCGCCTGTGCACTAGCGGGCTGTCCTTCCTGATTGGCCGGTTCTACATCTTGCTGTTGCTGCTGAGCTGCAGCGGCGACGTCTGCTTGGCCAGAAGTATCTTCGCTCTGTTGTGGCGCAGGGTCTTGGACTTGCTGTGCCGGGGCCGGGTTAGGGCTATCCGACAAATCCGCGACTGCCTGAGCAAAGGCGTCTTCCAAACTAATGCCGTCTATATTCAAAGAATCCATGTGTTTCCTACTTCGCTAGGGGCTACTTGAGCTGTCCTAACTGTCAGATGTTACTTGAGCTGTCTGCACGAGGCAGGGCTCTTCACCTAGTTCTAGTACTTCAAGGAGTTTCTGGTAAGCACGAAGCTCACCGAACGTGCCCTTTAGCTCGCTCTCGTCAGCTTGCAGAGACCTCTTGAAGGAAGCCTGAGCAAGCTGACGGATGTACAAACATACGAGCTTTTGTATTTCGACGCTACGACTAAGCTTAAGGGATTGCTCAAGCTTTTGTTTCGATGGCGTTTTCAAATGGGTTTACCCCTGTTGCCGCTGCTGTTCAGACGCGGCTTGAAAGTCTTCTTGTACGGATGCCCGAGCATTCTTCATGCTATCAGCCAAAGCCTCAGGAGAGATGCCATTTTCACGCGCAGTCTCTACCAGCATGTTCATCCACTCTCGTTCTTCCGATTGTGCTTTAGCTTGCTGCTGCTGCTGAACTTGAATCTCTTTATCAGAGAGGACAAAGTTCTTGTCGCCAATATCCAACGATTCCGCAATGCTGCGAATGAGGTTGGCTCGCTTAACCATAGGCAAGTCAACAGGATTGTTAGTAATATTGGCAAACTGCAGCAGAGTTTGGCTGTACACTTCTTTAGCGATGAGAGAAGAAGTTCCGCGGGCAATGACACCGTAGTCACCCTTGATGGACTCATCCGTGTTGAACTGCATGTTCCAGTAGTACATGGCATTGATGAAAGGAACCGTGATTCCATCGTCAAAGTTCTTCACCAAGTCCTTGATAGACATGTTGGCACTGCCCATAAGCATGGACAGACCTGAAGAAGTTCTACCTGCACCACCACCGGAGGACTCACCCCACATGTAGCGAGGGATTGTGGTGACTTCATCGCTGTATTTCTCAAGCAAGTTAGCTAGAGCGATGAGTTCGTTGGTGTAAGAGGGCAGAGAGAACACCCGAACAGCCGGGTTATTGGCCTCGATACCCTCCCCGTGCCTGACCCAGACCTTGAACGGGCGAATGTCGGTAAGGTCTTCGTCTTCTGGGAAGTATTGCATGTTCACTTCCATCTGAGGGCCGGCGCTTATGGCAGCGTTGTCGAACATTGCTCGGAATGTGCTGTTGATAAGTTCCTGTGTGTCCCGCATGATGGAACAAACGCCTTCTCCAAAGACGCAAGTCTCGTCTTTGTCGAAGTAATAGAAGTAATAGGGCCATTGTGCACCCTCCATGGGGGCCAAGGACGCCTTTATCACCTGTGTACCAAGAACCCACACGTTAGCAGCGAGTTCAATGTGGCCGTTGAACCGTTCAGGGATGTCAACACCGTGTCTTGCGAGGTCTTCTGCGTCTACGTAGCCGTAGAATTCAAGGACTTCGTACTTTTTACTGGCGTTGCTGATGGTTGAACCAGTAGTATTGGCCCCACCCATGGTCTGAAGGTCAACTTCAAAGTCTTTTTTCTGCAAATCCCCGTCAGGAAACTGCTTAAGTACCTCACGAATGCGGCTTCCGTTGAAGTCAGAGCGCTTAGCAAGGTTCATAAGCGCGTGTTTGTCCATCTTTCTACGCTGAACGATGTACCTACACTGCGAAATGTCGTACGCTTCCATGTCAGGATAGATGTCCCATATGGAAACTACCTCTGCAAAGGGGGTGATAGAGTCGAATTCTTGCAGAACCCACTTCTCTTCACCACTTGAGGTGCTGACTTTCTTGTACTGACGGTTGCTTTCGATGTTTACAAGAGGTCCTTTGATGATACCAGTGCCGTAGATGTGCCCACTCTGGATAGCGTCGCGGCAAATGCTGCGGTACTTGACAGAAAGGAGCTGGTCTTCCAGTACTTTTTCCATCTTCCTGACCTTCTGGTCTGCGTTTTCTTTAACAAGCAAGTCCAGTTCTTCAGGAGTGATGGGCTGTTGGGTCTCTTGCTGATACATCTGGGCCAGCTGTTCACGCTGTTCCTTCGTGTAGTCAGGCATCGGGGTAGCAGTGATGCCCCAGTTCTTGTCCCCGTTAGCCGGGAAAAGCAAATCTGTGAGGCGTGCTGTGAGAGTTTTTACTTTCGTACGTGTAACACGCATGAAAGCCTTGGACCTGTTGGGGTCCATGCGGCACATAGCTTCAGGTTCGTACTGACCTCTGTACTGCCGCAAGTCTTTGAGCCATCTCGACTCAAGGGTCTTACGAGCTTTCTCAGCGTCGTCAAACCTAGCACGAACAAACAAGGACAGAGGGTCTACAGAAGCAGCCGGAGCCTCGTTCGAACTAGGTTTATCAGAAGCTACTTCAAGCTTCTTAAGAACCTTGTCGAATTCTTTTTGCAATTCTTTGCCCAGTTCTTCATTCTTTACTTTGGGCGTAGTCTTGACGTGAACAAAAGCCATAGCTGTTAGTATC